CAGTCCTCAACTGCGCTGGACATCTGCACTGGGGTGAGCAGCTTGTGTCCAAACATCCGACCAAGGAATTCATATCCTTGCTCGTGCTCAATCTCTACACCGCCGAGCTGTTTCTTCGCATCGACAATAGTAACGAACTGACTCTGCAACTCAGGGATGCTGGTGTAGAGCATGTAGTCAAACTCACGCAGAACATTCTTAGTGTGTCGCTTCATGATCTTAATAGCATCGGAGTTCATCATCATGTTGTCACAGATAAACACCTTGCCTCCGCCTACTACACCTACTGACATGCTCTTGTCGTAGCTGTTGCGGAAGCCAATGCTGAGATCGAGGTTGTCGTCAGGTTCAACGATCTCCACCTCAACATACTCAGGGTCCAGCTCCCTCTTCAGGCTGATCATCCCAAACATCTGCTGACCCTCACGGGCTAGGCCGAACTGTTTGCTGTGGATGTTGTACTGAGGAAGGTGGTGCTTCAGTTGCACCTCGATGGTATCAATCAGATCACCATGAGGCATTGGAGTATAGGACCTAGTAGCTTCTGGCACCGGGACCATGCGAACGTCCATCTCCGTGGATGGATTCTTGGTACAAAGAATACTCATTAGTATGCCCCTCCCTCAGGCATTTCGTATGGCCGGTCATCCGGCTCTTCAATGTGGTGGATGTCTTCCGCTTCAACCTCGACCTCAAGAATCTCTCTGGCATTATGGAACTCAATGCCTTGGGACCCCATCAGTCTGAAGGTATGAGGCTCAGCAAGGTCAGGCATCTCATCATCAATGAGGTACACATTCTTATACTGAACCAATACGGTGTACTTTATAAACACATCTGCTCTAGCCAAGGTGACTCTCCTCAATTGCTCGGGTTACATTTGTTCTGATGCTACTAAGCGAGCGCCTTAGCTCATCACGATCTTCAAGCAGATCCTGGTACCTATCCTTGAGCCTTCGCTCCATCTTTCGGAGTGTCTTGACTGACTCTCTTAGTCTCTTGATCGTGTCTTGTAGATCCAGGATCTTATTGTTTCTGTGAGCAAGCTTTGTTCGGATCTTGTTATGATCAGACTTCAGCTTTTTAAGCTCATCCTCTGTCTGCTTTCGCTTGCGACATTTACTGCATGGGATTCTCTCAGACATTACTGCAAGTACTCCTCATCGTTCGATGCAAGCAGTGTCGTTTCCCTCTTAGTCGTAATCGGGAAGTACCCCATTTCTTCTGTTGCCTTGTCAATGGTTTCAAGGAACTGAATACCCAGCATTGCAGCAAGCTCTCGCACCTGCTCTTCTGTATAGGGGAAGCCGTGCTTATCCAGCTCCTCCTTGATGATGCCGCTGATCAGCTTCATCACGATCATTGGCTCTGTCTGATCAAGCATGCACTGCATGAATGTTTCCAATGTCCTATCGCTAATCTCGTCAATGAGTTCTCTTGTTGGAATATTCATTGGTTGTATCCATCCTTCCCCCTGTTGAGGACATAAAGTTCTTTAGGATCGCTTGAGTCAGCGGGTCGTGCCTGCAAGTCAGGGTCATCGTAGACCTGCTTGCGTGATTCAATCCACTGATTCATTTGGTACGTATTCTCGAAGCGAATGATTAATCCGATCATGATTAAACCCTCGTTCCTGTAAGCATACATCCAGCTCCGACAATCCGAGCAGTCAGCTCATCGTTCCTCTTCTCTAGCTGAGAAACCTTGTCTTTAAGAATGACAACCTGATCCAGCAATTCCCCGTGCGCTTCGATGATATTGTCGATGTTTGCTTCAGCGCAGGTCATCTTGTCCTTGATGCTGACCGTGCCTGCATTAAAGGTTTTCAGGATCTCTGCTTTGATAAGATCAGGAACCTCATCGCCGATAACTTCTGCGATCTCATTACGCAGTTCGTGCATGTCGATGGATACGTCGATAGATGATGTGTCTACCTGTGCAGTGATACTCATGATGCCTTCTCCTGGTCCTGGAGACTAACGACGTGCTCAAGGAGCCTGGCTGCCATCTCGCTAGCTTCCTGGACACTGAGGTACAGACAGACGCTATTGGCGTTTACGTCGAAGGATGGTTGACGGTGTGAGTACCCGTAGCCTTGGACCTTGAGAACCACGTTGCGTTCTTCACGCTTGTGGATAGCAGAGCAGTCCAGGCTGCGGGTTGTGATTTGAGAACTATTTTTTTCAGCCATATATCCTCCATTGAAATGGCTAAGAGCACTAGCATCCAATCGCTCGTGCTCAATTAAATCGAGAGCCCTCTCATAGGACTCTGCTTCTTCGTGAACGTACCTATACAAATGCTCAATCTCTTCATCAGAGATGCTCATGTTTCCTCCTTGGGGACACCGCCCCTGAGGCGGTGTCAACAGGGAGAGATATTATTCTGTGTGGAACAGCGGAGCTGCCAGGTTACTGACTTGTCCCTCGGTGGGGATTTCCTCGAAGACCACCTCGTCATCGATGCTCAAGCCAGTTGTTTGGAGTTCCTCTAGCATGTTGGCAAACGCATCGGCTGGATCCTTTCCGCCTGCATACACAACTAGGGTGAACTGATATAGCATGTCGCTTAGTATCTTCTTCTCTTCTGTATAGCAAGAGAGCCGGGCCCCCCCCTAAAGGGGGGCCCGGCCTCTCATTGTTTCTACTATGAAGTATGTGCGAGTTCAGATTCCCAGAACTCACGCTCGAAGAAGTCATTAAGAGTATCCTCCCAAGCAATCAGGCACTTGGTCGGTCGACCGCTAATGTCGGACTCGTTATACGCAATCTTCAGCGCAGCATCCTCCGGCCACCATCCATAGTCGATAGCCATGAGGAGCAGATCCCGCCTGGTCTCAGCACTAAAGGCGAACTCCCACTCGCCATCCTCTTTGTAATAAAGAAAGTAGTTCATTAGAATCCCATCCAATCTGCCCAACAGATAAAGGCAAACACAGTTAAGAAAGTCAGCACCGATAAGATGCAAACCATATCGAGATGAACAGCTTCGATCATCATGTTACCTCTTGACTTCCACGTTGGCAAAGAAGCGACGCTCTGCGATTGCTTCCACTCGATCGGCAATCTCAAGCCACCCAGCGGCGGAGCATGCAAGCATCTCGGATTCTTCCTTGCTGGTGGCTCGGGATGCTTCCACTCGATCGCTCTCATGCAGCTTGCGTAAAGCATAAACAGCAGAGTCCAAGTCTTTATTGGTCAGCATAAAAGATGCGTTATGAGTGACCAACCTCCTGCCAATGATCAGTTGTGGACCACGAATCTTATCAATCATTTCATTTCCTCCTAAAAATGGATGATAGGGGCTACATCCCCTGCGGGATGTAGCCCCATCATCGTTACCCGAAGCTGTTCTCCAGTTCTTCTTCGGTCAGAGGTAGCTGCACCTTCGGTGCCATCTGCATGTATGGCTTCTCGCATACATCCTCTTTGCCGTAGAAGTAGGACGATTGATTCCAGCAGAGCAGCTCGACGCCTTTCTCTTTTCGCTGCTCATTCAACCACTGGGTGTACCCGTGGTAGCCCCAGACATCTTGAGTCTTCCTGCCTCGTGGGTTTCTCCTTCTGGATCTGCCCATCTTAGCAACCAAGCACTCGTTACACAGTGGCTCCAACTGCTGGCCGCTGTCACTCCTGCTTACGTTAACTCTCCTTGCCTCAGGACTACCGCACTGCTTGCATCTGATGCCATGGCCGAGAGTCACTGCCTCATAGCCAAGCTCTTCATTGAATGCACCGTGCTCCTTGATGTAGTCCAGGTCATAGGCCGAGAACTCATCAGGATTGCAGCAGTTAGCCATCCAATCCAGAATAATGAAGTCCACCTCGAACGGATTCTTCCAAGGCTTGAACACCAAGTCATCCACCTCGCTGTAATACAGATTTTCCAAGTGCATCGGAGACGAGTACATCGGATCGCTGATCGGATGGAACTCAGTCATTCCATCAGACCACTTGCATCCATGAGTTCTTGTCTCATCAGTCACATTATCTTCTGCTTCCAGCTCTTCAGTATAAAGCATTAATCCTCCTTGCTTTACTATTAGGAGGGCTCATCCCTCCGAAGGAGGAGATGGGGTGAGACCGACTAAGCAGGTTACTAACACCACCAAAAGCCAGGTTACTTTAACCACCCCCAAGCGTAGGCGACGGAGCGACGGAGCGAGTCGAAGAGATCCATAGGAGGCGCAGTGAAACGTGGAGAGAAAAGAAAGAGCATCGGTGGCGAAGCCAGCCGGCGTCAAGCCGGCAGATGCGTGAGACGAGTCTCCTTTCTTTTCTCGGAGCGTTTCGCAAGCCGACGGATCTCGCACGAGCGGAGGAGCGGAGGAGCCGGAGCGCAGCTCTGGCTTGGGTGGGTGTGAAAAATATGGGGAGCGAAGCGACGTGCATTGTCGGTGTCGGCTGGCGTGTCTAAAAGAAATTGGAGCGAAGCGACGACGCAAAAAAACCAGAAGAGACGGCCGAAGCCGTCTCTTCCAGTGTCTACGCCAGAGGGCTCAGCTCGAAGCAGTACGCCGAGGCGCTCCACTTCTCGTCGATGGCGCTGTGCGCTGCGAGTCCGGTACGGACGAAGCCCTCGGCACCAGCGTCGCACATCGCACGCAGCTCCTCGGCGGACTTCTGGTCCGCCGGGATCCAGAGCTGCATGTACTTCTCGCCGACCTTCTCCTGCCACGACACCCAGACACGAGTGCCTTTGGCATTGGTGAAAGCGACTTTCTCGAACTTGACCTTCTTGTTCATGGATTACTCCTCCCATGATTGAGACAGATTATTCTGCCTAAGGCAGAAATAAGAATAATCTGAGATCAATCAGGGGTGGAGTGAGCCAGGGACATGAGTAGCAAAATGAAAGTTGCTTTTGCCACTGCCACAGGGGCTCGTGAGGCACAGCCGAGGGAGACGCTCGGGGTTGCTGCTTCTGCAGTTCTCTGGCATGACACGCCTGACACGCCAGACACCGACAACCACACCCACCCCCACCTCCTCCTCCAGCAATCCCGTCCACACTGCTTTATTACTAATTTTCTGCGAACCAAAAAACGCATAAAGGACTGACATGACCGATAAGCATCGCCCTACCCTTAACGCCAGTTTGATCGAAGGCTTAATGGCCGAGTGCATCTCTCAGATTAAGATGAGTCTTGATTGCTGCCGTGACTGGAAGAAGAGCAATCTAAGTCTCCCTGATAACATCTTTGCTACGAAGGTTATCACTCGTGACGAGGTATGGAATGTCGTTGATGTGACGCAGTACCATACGGCTAAAAGCTCCAGGACGAAGCACTGGTACTTTATGGAGCGTTGCCGGAGGTACCTTAAGGAGGAGAAGGGAATCTCCCTTGAGAAGGGATCTGGTGAGACTCAGGCCCATGCCGAGTCCCTTCAGCTAATCATTAAGTTTCTGGGTGATGCCCACCTGATCCTGCACGAGAACACCCCCGATAACATCAAGGAGTATCTGACCTATGGCGGAGAAATCAAAGAACTCAAGAAGCGGGGCAACATCTACACAGCCCCCGTCCGACTTGCCTCTAAACGAAAGGTTGCCAAAAGGACCGGGGGGAAGAGTCAACGCGGAGCTTCGGTCGATGATCAGGGCGGAGTACGAGAGCGGGGAAAAGGTGGCGACTCTGGCAGCGAGGCACGGAGTCGCAGACCGGACCATCCACCGCTGGAAAGAGTCGGAGGACTGGCAAAGGTCAGACCATCTAGCAGCGGACACGATTCTTCAGAGAGCGAGGAATCTGATCGAGCAGAGGGTGGAGACATCGACGGTGGAGGTGACGGCGGAAATCGAGGGAGTAGTAGCTCGGCACAAAGCAGCGACCTCCACTCTGATGGGAATGATGAACGAGGCACTGGCGAGAGCAATGGCGTATCCCAACGAGGATCCGTTCAAGCAACTGTTGGTGATCAAGGTGGCGTCGGAGATCGTAAAGAACGTATCGTTTATGGACCGGAAAACCTGGGGCTTGGACGACCGGGCGAAGACTTCGACAACGGCTATCTACGAAGTCTTGAGCGACATGGAAACAACAGCAGAGAAGAAAGCTCTGCGCATCGAGGAGAAGTATTAGCCATGAAAGCAGATTTGTTAGAAATGATCGAAGGGCTGCAGCGTGCAGTCGAGGATATGGATCGGTTCGAGAAGGGTAACGATGCCGCTGGTCGACGCGTCCGTAAGGTTTGCTCCGAGGTAGCAAAGTCCTGTAAGGGTATTCGCGTCAGCGTCCAAGATATTCGGAACGAACGGAAGAGTTAATGCCACCGGAGCTAACCTCAGCGCTGCTTGACTTTGGGGCGCTGGGGATAGCCTCTGGGGCAATCTTCTGGCTTTACGTCAAGGGCAACAAGCGCCAGCAGGAGCAAGTGGATTCGTTCCAGGCCCAGCTTAAGGCGCAAGCTGATGAGTGTAATAGGCGTGAGGCTGAAGTCCGTGACCGCTATGATGCCGTTGTCCGCAAGTATGATGATGAGCGGCTTCAGACCTTGCAACAGCTAGGCAATAAGCTGGATTCTCTTGAAAAGGAGGTCAAGGACATGGAGTCTGCTGTTAAGCAGGGCTTAAGCGAGATGCGTGATCATTACTCTAGCTTGAGTGCTGTCCTGGGTAAGAAGGTATGAGCATTAAATATCGCGGCGAAATCTTTTCTGGTATTAATAAGCCCAAGCGCACTCCCGGTGCTAAGAAGTCCCATGCTGTGTTAATCCGTGAAGCTGGCGCCCTGCGTTTGATTCGTTTCGGGGAAAAGGGCGCTAGTACCGCGGGTAAGCCCAGGCCTGGTGAGTCAAACCGAATGAAAATGAAACGAAAAAGCTTTAAGGCTCGTCATCGCAAGAATATTGCTAAGGGCAAAACTTCTGCCGCATACTGGGCTGACAGGGTTAAGTGGTAATGCAGACGGTAGAGACTGAAATCGTACGAGCGCATACACGCCTTGATGGCGTGGATGCGCGTCTAAAGAAGATCGAGAAGGCTGTAGACAAGCTGGTCTGGATTGTTGCTGGTCTCAGCTTTATTGCCCCCTTTGTAGCGACCTACCTGGTGCAGGCTGTCAAGTGACAATTCAGGAGGAAGTCCGTCGTTGTCGCGACGACTTTGACTATTTCTGCGTTAAGTATTTAAAGATTGTTACGAAGGATGCGAAGCTGCGTCCTTTGACACTCAATTCAGCGCAGAAAGAGATCAATGCCAACTTCAAAACAAACCGGCACCAAATGCTGCTTAAAGCTCGTCAGTTGGGGAGCACCACTGGCATTGCGGCACGCTTTTTCTGGGACGCGCTCTTCCACCCGCACACAAGTGTGGCTGTGGTGGCCCATACCGACGAGGCGGTAAAGCGCATCTTCGACATCTATCGTAGGTTCTACGACAATCTACCGAAGTTTTTGAAGTTGGAAACGATCCGTGCCCGTGAAAATGAACTGAGGTTCGTAACGGGCAGCGGGATTAAGGTTGGATCTGCATCAACTCAAAGCTTTCGTGGCGGCACCTACCAAAGGATCCACGCTTCTGAGTACGCTTTTTGGACAAATATGGAGGTGGCAATCGCCTCGTTGTTCCAAACAGCAACAGACGACGCGATCATCGCGCTAGAGTCTACAGCTAATGGCATGAATGAGGCGTATGACCTTTGGATGAAGGACAATGGGTTCCTAAAAACCTTCCTTAGCTGGAAGATGGACGAGGGATACCGCCATAATAAGAAGAAGTTCGACAATCCTACCGAGGATGAGATCGAATACTCCCATGATAACGAGCTAGATGCGGGCCAGTTCAACTGGATGATGGCCACGCTACGTACAAAGTGCGGTAATAACTGGAATATCTTCAATCAGGAGTATCCCGCTCGCCCTGAAGACGCATTCATTAGCTCCGGTAGCAGGTTCTTCCCCATGACCTGGAATGTTACGGACTATTCTGAGGGGTATCAGGAGTTCTACCCTCCGAAGAAGTTCAATACCTATATTATGGGTGTTGATACTGCATCCGGCTCACCTGGCGGCGATTACAGCGCCGCCATGGTGATCCGATTAAGCAATACAGAGTCACCAGAGATGGTAGCTAGCTTCTATGACCGGGTTCCCCCCTCCACTTTCCGCAAGGAGGTAGAGAGAATCTGCAAGAGGTACGGCGCACTTGTTGTAGTGGAATCAAATAGTTACGGCCTTGCTATTGTAGAGCACCTTCAAGCGGTTGGTTACCCGTATCTCTATAGATCCACAATCTTTGACAATGTTCAGTCCCGTATTCAGAGCAAACTAGGCTTCTATACCTCATCAAAGACGCGTCCGTTGCTGATCAATCGACTGTATGATTACGTCGTTAATAAGAACCTGAGGACCAATTGCCCTCGCTTTAGGTACGAGGGCAATCGTCTTGAGTACAACGGAAGGGGCAAGGTCGAAGCTGCCTCAGGGAGCCATGATGACATGGCAATGGCTACGGGGCTTGCATTAATGGGCGTTGATCAAGTAGATCAGGTCACTGAAGATGTAACAAAAGCAGATAGACCAACAAATATTAAAGAGATTATTCAATGGGAACTTGCTACAGGTCGTTTATGGTCGCAGCATAATCCCGATGAGTTTCAGCATAATGTTATTCAAACGTCGGTAAGTGATTTCCTTTAACGGTTCCTGGCCCGATAGCCTTGTATGGAGAAGAAAATGCTGACTGAAGAGGACCGCCAACAAATCTTTGATGCGATTGGTGGTGACCAAGAAGCTGATGTCAATGAAGAAGCCCTGGATGGGCAAGCTGTAGATGCGGAGTCGGCTCCCGTGGAATTTGATGATCATGCTTCAGATAGTAAGGAGGGGGAAGAAGAGGATCATCCTCATAGTATTCCCTATAACCGTTTTCGGGAGGTCAATGAGGAGCGGAAGGAATACCGATCTCTTGTTGAGGACCAGGACGCTCGCATTGCAGAGCTTGAGGATAGCCTTGAGCGATTGATGCAGGGTGCTGGTACGCAGCAGGATGAGGAGAATGTTGCTTCTGCTTTTGAAGGGCACGATGAAGATATTGACTGGGAGGGCTTCAGGTCTGGAGTCATGGACGAGATGGAGGATTTGCGTGTTAGCAATGCGGAAGCAGAGCTTGAGCGTGATATTTCTATCGCCATGGAAGATTTTCCTGACGTTCCCCCCGAGGCAATTCTCCAAGCTATCGCCAACGATGGCACAATTGATGTGTTCGAGTTCGCTGAGGATTATCAGGATTTCGTCACGGAAATTAGAGAGGGTGCTGTCGCTGACTATGTTAAAGGAAACGGATCTCGGTCTTCCGCCCGTCCTCGGGTAGCAAGTGCTGGGTCCACAACTGGGGGCAATACCTCTCGTCCCCAAACAATGGAGGCAGCGCAAGCAGCGTTGCTTCGTCATCTTAAGGAAATGTAACAATGGTTACGATCGCAACTCTTGATAAGATCCTAAAGGATTTTTATCTCGGGCCGATTATTGAGGCGCTTAACAGCCAGATCGAAATGGTTCAGCTCTTTCAGAAGAGCGTTCTTGATTGGTCGGGCCGTCAAGTAGTTATCCCTGTTCACGTTGGCCGCAACAGTGGTGTTGCGTTTGCCAATGAGTCCACTGGTGCTGGTGGGGCTTCCGACGGAACCCTTCCCACGGCTGGATCTCAGACGCACGTCAATCTGACCGTGACAGCCAAGTACCTCTATGGTCGGTTCTCTCTCTCTGGTCCCGCTATCGCAACGGCGAAGACCACTGCCAATAGCTTTGCTACTTACGTTCAGTCCGAAATGGACGGCCTTGTGCGGGACGTTAAGGTTAGCGCCAACGAAAACATGTTCCTCGGCGGCGGTGCGGTCGGCTTTATCCACGAAAACGTGGCTAAGGCTGGTGGCGCTGGCGTTAAGAACTGGGCTTTCTCCGGTAACATCGACTTCATCTCGCAACTGCAGACCGAAGCTCGTGGTGCCATTGGGAGTGCCTATCGCGTTGATGCTGCTGCTCAGTTAGCTGTTCGTATTACCCGTCTCGATACTTATGCGACGGTAACGAATGCGACCTCTGATGCCCCGGCAACCTGGAACCTTGGTGATAATACGGCAACGTTTATCAGTGGTCCCTTTGTTGAGGGTCAGTTGAAGCTCACCAGTCATGCTGGTGGCGGAATTGACCTCACCACGCTTGCTGGTAACTCTGCTGCTCTGGTCGAGGTTGTTAGCTGTGGTGTTGATGCTGGTGCGGCGCTTAACAATGGCGCTCAGATGGACGGCAAGGATTGGTACACTAAGCGTATCGCTCCTCTCGCCAGTGGCATTTACAGCAACCTGGGCACGCGTCAGTTCTACGGAAATGACCGCAGCTCTACTGCTAATGCCTCGCTCCGCTCGACGGTCCAGTCAGTTGACATGACTGAAACGCAGCTTCAGAAGTTGAATTTCGGCCGCATGCAAAACATGCTGGATGAAATCCTGGTTCTTGGCGGTGATGACCCAGATTGCATCTATGTGCATCCGGGCATGCGGCAGGAGTATGCTAGCCTTGCAACGATTACGAGCACTACCAGTATTACTGGTACACTAAGTAAGGATGTGCAGGCTGGTGCGGGAACGGCTGATGTCGGATACTCCGGCTATGCCTTTAACAATATTCCGTTCAAGATGAGCCGCCACTGTGGTAAGGGTCTCTTGGTCTTCCTTCAGACTAAGACCTGGACCATTGCGGAGCTTCAGAGCTTTGGGATGGCAGACCTCGATGGCAACGTGCTTAGCCGTGTTGCCGGCGCTGACCGCTTCGAGGGCTTTGTCCGCTGGTACTACCAGTTGGTCTGCAAAGAGCCCAATCGGAACGCAATCCTTTGCGGCATTGAGTTCCCGGGGCACGTGGACGTATAGATGGAATTGCTAGTAGATTTACTCCAACTACTAGCACTTTTGTTTATCGCTCACAGAGTATCCGGTGGGGGGGCTCCCAACCCCCCACCGGATCACTCGACCGATTCTATTTACGATGTCTTAGGGGAAACTGATGTCCGTTCTGGGACCGAATAGTGCAGGGCTTCCAGGCAGGCAGAAGAAGAAAGCCATTCTCCTGGCCCTTATCAGCAAACTAAAGAGCGCCCCGACAAAAAAGTCGGACGATCGCTCAAGTGCTGCTAGGAGAATGAGCCATGGCCGATGAGACAACGATCGTCATCGAAACCGAAAAGAAGATTAGGCTCCCCAAGCCCTCTAAGATTGGCCCTCAGCTAACAAAGTCAGAGGCAAATCGTGTTCGGTTTACTCGCGTCTGGGATATGTGCGCCCTGTTCCTTCAGGGCAAGCAGCATATTCAATTCGATAAATCGTTAAATGGTTTCACGGGAACAAGGACCGCAGCAGGAAAGCAGCGGGTCACTATTAACCTTGTTCTTAATATCTATCGCAATGTCTTAGCGAAGCTATCACTTGCGTATCCCAGTATTACAATTGTCCCCTCTTCTCCGTCTGCTGAGGATGTCACAAAAGCACAGGCATCCGAGGTTGCGCTAAAGTATTACTGGGTAGCGCAAGACCTTAAGACGACTATCACCAAGGCTATTGAGTGGCTTTGCCTTACAGGCAACGCAGCTATTCATACCTATTACGACCCGGAGTTAGATGACATTCGTACTGAGGCTATCAGCCCCTACGATGTTTACTTTGAGCCGGATATTGCTGACACCCAAGATTCTCGCTGGGTTGCTATCAAGCGAAGAGTCTACAAGAGGGATCTTATTAATGCCTACCCGGAGCACGCAGAGTTTATTAAAAAGCAGGGCTCAACCTCCGTTGACCAGTATCGTCCTCTTCGGTTTCTTTCTGCCGGAATCACCGAAGAAGACACTAGCGACAATGTGGACATCTATGAGGTCTATACTAAAGAGGGACATGTAGGTGTCTATCTTAATGGCAAGTATCTCTATGAGGATGTTTGTGTTGAAGGCGTAGTTCCCGTTGAGTTTATCAACTATACAAACATTCCTGGTCGTATCTGGGGTGTTGGTCTGGTTGAGCCCCTTATCGAACTTCAGACGCTCTACAATCGGGCTAGGGGCCAGATTGTAGAGAACGCAGAGCTTATGGGTAATCCGAAGTGGATGGTCCCTAAGACTGCTGGCTTATCGAAGACAGCTCTTTCTGACTCTCGCCCAGGGGAGAAGGTTTACTATAACGCCAATGCTGGGCCTGCTCCTGCACAAGTAGCGATGGCGCCCCTTCCTGGCTACATGCTTGATAACGTTCGGCAGTTGTCTGCAGAGATGTATGATGTGTCTGGTGTTCACAGTACCTCGCTAGGTAAGCGTGCTATTGGTATTGAGTCGGGCGCAGCTATTGACGCTCTTTCATCCAAAGACCTTACCCAGTTACAGAATACCCAGAACGCTATCGAGCGAGCCTTTCGCAATATGGGCAAGGTTATCCTCGTTATGATGAAGCATTATTATGACGAGCCTCGCATGATGAAGATGATGGATGAGACTGGAAAGATCGCATTCCATAATCTGGCGAGCACGGATATTGTCGGTAATCCAGAAATCCATATCGAGGCTGGATCTCTGTTCCGAGACGAGAAGAAGGATCGGGATCAGCGGACACTAGAGTATTTGCAACTTGGATTGATTACTCCCCAGACTGCAATGCAAGAGCTTCAGTTCAAGACTGGCGGGGCATTTGTTACTCAGAAGATGCAGGCCGTGTCGCATGCCCGTGACATGCTCCACGCTGTACTCCATGGTCATCAGATTGAGATTATGCCCACGGACGACCTCGATGCCTTCACCCAGGTCTTTAGCGAGTTCATGCAAACAAAGCAGTACTATGATCTTGATAAGGATATTCAGGATTACATTCGGGATGTTCTCGTCTCTGTTGTCACGTTCGGTAGACCTGATGGTGAAAGCCAGAAGGCCCTTCTTGAACAGACTGTATTCCCGAGAGTCGAGCCTGATCCCCAGCAGCTAATGCGTCAGGCTGCATCGTTGTCTTCGCCCGCAGCACAGCAGCAGCATATTGATCAGTTCCAAAACATGCAGCAGCGTCGTTCTCAGGCAGATGGTGAGCCAAACCCTGAACAGGGTATTGGTCGTACCAGAATGGGAGGTGGCGGATGAAGGTAAGTGAAATTATTACACTGTTTAAACAGTTTGCTAATGAATCTGACACTACATTCCTGACTGCTACGGATATTGGAACCTACCTTTCTCAGGGGTACCGGGAGTTCCGTGAGCTTGTTACAGAGCTGTCTCCCGAGATCTATCAGGAAAGCCAGGTCTATACTCTTTCCTCTGTGGATGAACTGGACTTGGCTACCAGTACGCCTGCTCTTCTTAATCCAACTGGCAGTACTATTATGACCAATCTTCTGCATGTTGTAATGACATCAGATGCGGCTGGTACTGAGGAGATCGAGTATCTTGACGGGGGGCCCAGCAAATCAAATGCCCCCTACTTTGGCTACTCCCTTGAGGGAACAAAGCTGCGCTTTGGTGGCAACCGTTCGGGTACTGTACGCATCGACTTTGTTAGGGACCATGCTGTAAAGTTTGACAGCACCGAGGGTGGCTATGACGGCAATGCTATCCCAGACATCCTGGTTGCATATCATCCCCTGATCGCTCTGTATGCTTATAGGTATTATGCTATTCGTGATGGCGGCCTTCCCCAGGAGTTACAGCTTCAGTCACGGGATTTAGAGAATAGACTGCGGGGCTATCTATCGGGAGGCAGGGATCCAGGCGGTTCGACGTATGTTAACTTCTATCATGCGGATCGTTACTAATGGCTGAAGTCCCTATCCTAAAGAGCAGCACTAACCTTATCAGTAAAGACGATGAGGTCTGGATCCAAAACATGTGGAGGGTCCAGGATCGACTAGAGGTTCGTCCTGGGTGGGGCCAGCTAGCACAGCTTGATACTACACTGTCTTACTTGGATAGCTCTGAGTCTCTTGGCTACAAAGAGCACCTTGGTTCCTACCTGCTTGAGACCAACTTCGGTCACGAACAAATCTTCTCTGTGTTCTCTGGTCGGGCAAGACCTGGTAATTACAGAACATCAGAAAATGTTCCTGATAGCTTTATCTTTATTCGCATTTATGACCTGACCACCAATAGGAACTGGGAAGAAATTCTTACAGTACATACATCCCGGAATGACGGCATCGATCTTCAGGAAGAACGTGGTGTGTATGGAACTTCGTGGTGGTTAGATGATCGAGACTATAGGGCTTTTGTTGACGGTGGTAATGATCGCTTTGTCTTTACTATGTTTGGCGGCGACCTCTTCTTTGGTAGCTCAAAAGCAGGGATGCACGTTTACCACCCTGCTGATTTCCGTCAGAACAGAAGCAAGCAGATTGAATCGTCTGAGAGTTCTGCTTGGATTTCAGGGTATTCTGAAACCTGCCTTATAACACCGCTTCAGCTTACACCTGGTCTTGACTATAAGACTCACCGCTACCTGACGCCTGGGGAACTCGGCGCTCCTATTGCAATGGAGATCTTAAACAACCGCATGGTTTATGCGGTTGGTAATACTCTCCACTTTTCCGACATCAATTTCCCCTCTTCCGTAAAGGGGATTGATTTCCAAACAATCACATCAGAGCAAGAGATCGTAGCCCTTAAAAGGTTTCAGGATGCACTCCTGATCTTTACTGACCGTGAAATGTTTTACTATGCTCCCAATAACCATGAGCTTGCCTCTGGTGGCAGACTTGTTCGTGTTTCTGATTCTGTCGGGTGCTTAAGTTCTCAGTCTATTAAGGAGATTGAGAACGCTGTTGTGTGGGTAGCTAGAAGCGGCATCTATACAACATCTACCGGACTCAGCATTGAAAGAATCTCTGAGCCTATTCAGACATTCTTTAGCGGTGAAGATCTCGTAACAAACCCCATGACATCTTACTTTGAGTCATCGAGTGGGGCTGCAAGCCCCACCTCGAATGACCATCCACGAACACTGATTCCGTTTAGTGATAAAGATGTAACTATTGCATACGACGCAACAAAGAATGCAATCCTGTTTGCGTTTCCTGAGCTGAATGGAATGTGGTGCTTTAGGGATGGGTGGTCCTGGTGGACATTAGAGTCGGTTGCATCTGTTACTGGATCAGATGTGCCCGAAGTTAAGAGAGTTGAGAATCTCCTTAACCCCTGTGTCCTTTCAGGTAAGTCTGGATTCTATACTGTTTTAAGTGGCTATCACTACAGCATTACAGATGCAGCAAATCATCGAACAGGAACAAGCTCATCTCTTAGTGCTCAGGGAGCTAATGTTTCTGCTCGGTCTTATATTATCTGCCAGCTCGGTCGTGGTGGTGGGATGGATAGATCATCCGCTATTCTTTACGATCTAACGATTGATAACTGGGATGGCACTGCTGGCGGACCTTTCAATAGAAAGGCAGCAGAAGATCAAAGGCTGTTTTCAGGTCGTTATAGGACAGTGCAAACTTCAAGCTCCTTAGAGTCTTCTTCCCCTATCCTTTATGCAAGACCGCCCATTGTGCTTGATAATGGTGATCATCTTATTCCTTTTGAGTATCTAACTCATCATACGGCTCTGTTTGCTGAGGACATGGAGTTTAACTTTTGGTTCGACTCCCTGAACTGGCAAGCATCTGGGTTTGATGCGGGCGGGACAGACTCAACACTGGACCTGGTTCTTCCTTCTGAGATGGCCCCTCTTTCGGCCGCACTTACGACAAAGGGTACTTTTAATAATGCCGGTGCCGCAGCGGTTGGAACCTCAGCTCCTGCTATTAAAATCATTATTGATTCTTCTGCTGTAGCTACGAGCTATAGCGGGATTCTTCTTTCTGCGGGCATTCCGATGACCCTCTTCTACTTAAGGCTTCGCCCAAGAAACCAGTATTGGTTAGCTGGTCCATGGAATGGGTACGGCTTTAGCTCGGGCATTGGTGCAACCGGGCTTCTTATTGGTCAGAAAGATGGGGGAGGATCTTTTACTGATGCTTGGTTTAACTGCTGGGATCCAATGTTCTCAAATGAAACCAAGTACAACGAGGCAACAAGTGCTGCTCAATGTGTAGACTGGGCATACAAGTCAGATCAGGTAGACAATAACGGTGCTCAGATTATGGCAAGGC